GACAGAACCGGAAGCTGTTCACCCAGCGGTGCGCCGCCTGGGATGCCAAGAACCGCTACGGGCTGCCGCCGAGCATTGACATGACGATCGAGGCTCTTGCCCCGATCTTCGGACAACCGGCACCGGCTCCCGCTGCCAAGCCTACCGCCAAGGTGGAAGCAGCGGAGCCGGTGTCATCTGTCATCCGCAAGGCGATTGCCGAGACGACCGCCGAAGGGCTGCTGACCCGGATGAAGGCCCGCGTCGAGCAACTTGCCGAGGCCGGCGAACTGACGAGCGATGAGGTTGATGAGTTCCTTGGTGCGATTGATTCCAAGCTGCCGGTTGCTGCCGGCCAAACAGAGGAGTGATTCGATGAGCGATGATTTTGGTGATTGGGGCGACCTGGACGAGTACGTGCCGGAGGAGCGGTCTGAGAAGACCACGATTCCCGAAGGCACCCACGAGTTCGAGGTGGTCAAGGCTGGCATGGTGTTTGACAGCAAGGGCGGCGAGCGGCTGGAAATCCAGTTGAAGCACGCTGACCCGTCGTACTTCTACGTGAAGTGCAACCCGTTGCGAGGTAGCAAGTCGTGGCCTCGGTTGCTGGGTTCGCTGGCGAAGGCGTTGGGCTGGAGCGGCAACCAACTCCGTGATGCCGTGGTGGATGGCTCCATCGTCGGAAAGACGGTGGTGGCTCGCATCTGGCACTCGACCGGCGACAAGGGCGGCTTGTTCGCCAACGTCGGCGAGTTCCATGCGGTTGATAAGCCGGCATGGGAGCAACCGGAGCCGAAGCCTGCTGCGAAGCCGGCCAAGAAGGCTGTCGCTCGCACGCCAGCGGCGAAGGTTGCGGCGGTCGGCCAAGGTGGCTCGGAGGATGACATTCCGTTCTGAGTCGTGTCCCTCCATCCACGACTCCGCCGCGCGTCTGGTCCCCCAGCAATGGGCCACGGTTCGACTCCGTGGGCGCGGCTTACTAACTCAATTTTGTCCGCTGGGAAACGATGCGATGTTCAATAAAATTTCAATACGTGGGACTGCAATTCCCGGCGGTGGTGATTCTCGATTTTGACTATGGGCCGCAGGAGGGGTGACCTCGGTCACGCCCGGCCACTACCCGGTGATTGCAGACCTCCTGCGGCTCTTTTCACGAACGGATGCGTGATGGAAGTTTCGGCGGTAATACTCGGAAAAGGGGCACCAAACAGGTGCTCTGACGGTCGCGTGACAATGTGCGCGATTGCACTGACTGAGACCATCGGATTGATCCGAGTCTATCCGCTTGATGTTACAGACGGCGTTCGGGTGTGGTCGCGCGTCGAGATGGATATCGAGCGCCACCCAAGAGACCACCGAGAAGAAAGCTACAGGGCCACTGTCCGGCATATCTCCGGCATAGTTAGCGACCCAGTTGAGAAGCGATCCATTTTGGATGCGTGCATTCTTGGGAGCGGCAGCATTGACCCTATTGACTACCAAAATAAAAGGCGGCGAAGCATATGTGTAGTCAAGCCGCACGGCGTTATAGGGGCGGCAATAGAGCCCCGCGAAAGTATCGCTGAAAAAGGCGAGGAAGAGTTCCAGGGCTGGGTGACTACGCAGGCTGACATGCCGCTAAAGCCTTACATCACCTGGAATAGCATCCAGGGAAAGCGGCACGGAAGCCACGCACTTGGGCAGGAGGTCTACGAAGGGCTGCGAAAAAACGCATCGCAGCCCTGGCAGGTGTTTACCAACATGCAGATTGGAAACATTGATTACGACCATTGGCTTGTGATGGGCAACATGCGTGATCGCATGAACGTGTGGGTGTGCGTGCATGTCCATCGTCTAAAAAAAACTGCCGAGCGACTTATCGACTCAAACTTATGGATCGCAGATGGCAAGCCAAGCGGTTGGCCTTACTGCGAGCAAGAGGCGGAGAATGTCAGGTGTGTTCGCGGGCAAAAGCTGTTCAGCTTCACCACTTGAGATATGACCAAAACCTAGAGCCCTGGGAGTACCAGGACTGCGATTACCTGCTCGTTTGTCGAGCCTGTCACGAAAGGATTCACGGAAGATGAAGAACCATCCGATTGCAGACGTTTGGCCGATGATGGACGAGGCTAGGTTGCAAGAGCTTGCAGCCGACATCCGGCAGAACGGACAGCTTGTTCCGGTCTGGTTGTATGAGGGCAAGATTCTTGACGGGCGGAACCGCTGGGCGGCGTGCAAGATCGCTGGTGTAGAGCCGAAGACGAAGGAATACACCGGCGACGAGCCTACGGCCTTTGCCGTGGCAATGAACGACCGCCGGCGTCACATGAATAAGGGTGCGTTGGCGGCTGTGGCCGCTGAGTTGGAGCCGTTCTTTGCGGAAGACGCGGCAAAGCGAAAGAAAGAAACAGAGGGAAGGCCTCGGAAGGAATCAGAAAAACCTGTGGCAAAGTTGCCACCAGTTTCCCCTGCTCCGAAAGCAAGGGCTGAGGCCGCGAAGTCTGTGGGGGTTGGCGAGCGTTACGTTCAAGACGCCAAAAAGGTAAAGGCCGAAGCCCCGGAAGTGTTCGAGCGTCTCAAGGCCGGCAAGATCACGCTACAAGATGCCAAGCGGGAGGTTGCCAAAAAGCCAACCGACGACTGGCGAAAGGATGAACGGGACCGCCAGGCGGAAGTTGAGTCTGGCCTCACGGTCGTCGCCAACGCATCAAACGACAAGAACTTGATTGCTTGGGCCGAGCGAGAGCGGCTTGCTGTCAGGATCGACCGCAGCACCCGCTACGGCAACCCGTTTGTGCTTGACGAGGACGGCGATCGAGACGAGGTGTGTGATGCCTACGAGCGGCACTACCTGCCTCACAAGCCGTCGATTTCTGAACGCATCGAAGCCGGCGAACTGACCGGCAAGGTGCTGGTGTGCCACTGTTACCCGCTTCGGTGTCACGGCGATTGTCTCGCCGCTGAAGCTAACTCGGTTTCAGTGAAGTAGGAGGCATCCAGTGGCTGGCGAATGGATTGCCTACGACCTAGCCTTGCCGGACAAGCCGGAGGTGCAGGAACTGATCGACGTCACCGGGAAGCCGGTCGAGTCGATCGTGTTTCTCATGCTTCGCTTGTGGGGCTGGGCCGCATTGAACACGGAGGACGGCACGGCCCGCATGACCCTGACCCGTTTGGCTAGGGTGTGCGGTGGAGATGCCGTGTTCTGGAACGCTGTTGCGGCCGTCGGGTGGCTTGAGATTGACGAGGCAGCAGGGACCGTCGCTATCCCCGGTTGGGATCGCCGGTTCAGTAAGGCCGCCAAGTCGAGGCTCCAAGAATCCGACCGGAAACGCTCCTACGAGGAGAGGAATCCCGGCCGAAAGCAACGGTCGGGAGCTTCCGACGCGCAACCGTCGGACGGTCCGACGCCTGACCGTCGCAGAGGAGAGAGAGAAGAGAGAGGAGAGGATTCATCCTCTCCCTCTCTCCCGCCGGAGCCTCCGCCTGCGGGCGTCGGCCCGGCGGCGTGGCAAGACGGCTGGATGCAACTGCGGAAGGCGTGGAACGACGCCATGCCACGCACGAAGTGGCGTTCTGCCGAGCCACCGCAGCAGGCGGTTGAGCGGCTGGGCGAGCCTGGCTGGCTAGACGAGGCGATGGCGGCGATTGCCGACATCCGCCGGCTGGCTGCGAACTTTGAGACGCCGCCGACGCTCAAGCAGTTTTGCCACCGTGGGCCAAAGGGATCGTTCGTGGCACGGTTGCTAGGTGGTGAGTTTTCGGAACCGAAACCCAAAGGGAAAGCATCATGAGCATCGCAGCAGTGGCATTGCGGGACGATCCGCAGGACGAAATGGACTTTGCCGGCTCGCTGTGGCTGGCACTCAACGAGCGGCCGGAGGACGTTCGCCTGGTCGTTGAGTCGATCCCGGACGGTGCCTTGGTGAGCGAGGCTGCTGACTGGTTCGCTGCCGTCAAGGCTGTCGTGCGAGAGAACGCGGCACCTACCCGTGGCGACGCCTTGCGGTGGATGCGGGAGAACGCCGATGGCAACACGCCAGCACTGATCGACTGGATCAATGCGAACACATGCAGCGAGTCGTTTGCCGTGAGCGAGGCGCAGCGGCTAGGCGAGGCGATGATTCGACGGCACCACCGCCGAGCCATCCAGGCCGCAGCGATTGAGCTACGCAAGAACCCGTTTGACAGCGGCACCATGCGGGAGATTCTGGCGAACGTGCCGGAGCCTACAGGGACAAAGAAGCTCACGGCGATGGACGCTCTCGATGCGTGGCGATCCAACGAACGAACACCAACAGTGTTCACGGGTTGCTCGTGGTTCGACGATGCCACGGATGGCGGTTTGCCGATTGGCGGCCTGGTGGCGTTCGTGGCACCGCCAGGCGTTGGCAAGACGGCGATCATGACGCAGCTTGCGTTGTCTGCGATGGCCTACGACGAAACCTGCCGAGTGGTCATGGCGGCTGGCGAAGGCTCGCTGGCGTCCATTGGCCGCAAGCTGGCGGTGACAGGCTCAAGGATTTTTCCAGGGTGCAGCGGCATCGGGATGCACGAGCCTGGCGACAGCGATCGATCCAGCGTAGCCGCTCGCACTGTTGCTATGGCTATTGGCGATCGGCTGTCGATCATCCAATCACCGCTGTCCGTGGAAGCAATCGAGTCACGGATCGTCCAGACAGGTGCCAGGCTTGTCGTCATCGACTACCTCCAACTCATCCGAGGGCCGGAAGCTGGGCGCGACCGGGTGAGCGACTTGGACGCTATCGTCGGGCAGATTCGGGACTTTGCCATCCGGCACGACGTTGCTGTGATGTTCGCATCGTCGATGGCGAAGACCTCGAACACGACGACATCCCGTGCCGGCCAACTCAGCCGGGGCAGCGGCGAGATCGACTACGCCTGCGAGATCGTCTACGCCGCCGAGGTTGAGGAGCAGAACGGCAGGCCGTTGATCGCGGAGGACGGCACGAAGGGCGTGACCTGGCGGTGTGCCAAGGCGAGGAACCTTGAGCCGAAAGACTTGGTGCTGCGATTCCACGGCGAAACCCAGCGGTACATCGCAGCAGAGGTGCCAGCGGAATACGACGCTCTCGCCAACGCTGCTTGGTGAGTGATCCAGCGTCAGTCGTGACGTTCCCAACCATCCCGGCTCACGCTACGTTCGGCGGCATGGTGATCGGCATCGACCCAGGCGTGAGCGGAGCGATCGTTGCGGTAGCCGCGTCTGGCATCGTCCACGTGGCGGACATGCCGACGGTGGCGATCAACGGGAAGCAGCACGTGAACCCGGCAGCGGTGCGAGCGGTGCTGGCTGCGATGGCTGGCGAAGACCAAGCCGAGCATGTCGTAATCGAACACGTGCAAGGCGTGCAGCAGTCGGGAGCGACCAGTGCCTTCAACTTCGGGCGTGGCTTCGGGTTGCTCGAAGGCGTCGTGGCCGGCTTGCAACTGCCGTACACGCTGGTGCGTCCGCAACGCTGGACGAAAGACCTGGCCGTGGGGCGCGACAAGGGCGAACACCGGGCGATGGCGGCCCGGTTGTGGCCGGCCTCGGCTGCGACGTTCGCCAGGGTGAAAGACGACGGGCGAGCCGACGCCGCGTTGATTGCGGAGTGGTTCCGGCGGCAAGGCATCAACGGGAAGGCCGCTGGCGTTGCGCCAGATCGAAAAGTAGCAGGCTAGGCCAGTGATCGTACGTTCAGAACTGGACGCCCGTATAAACGCAAGCCAGAGGCTTCCGTGAGCGAATCGGACCACAAGCGAGTCGAGATGATCGCAGCCGACCTATCGGCTACGTGGCGAGCGTGCGTCGATGCCATGTCCATGCAACGGGTTGGCCTCGGCCTGGTCGTCCACGCCATCGACCATGCGTTGCCGCGGATCATCGCCAGGCGTGATGCGTTGGCAAAGCGGGTTGGGCTGCCGTCGCACGTTGCAACGCGCGGCGAGATCGCCATTGAGGACGTCATCGAGGTGCTTGAGTGGTGCGAGGCGAACCCTGGCAAGGCGAGCAAGGGCATTGCGAAGATTGCGGAGCGGTTGGCGGAGCGGAGGCAGGAGACGCAACCGGATGATTGAAGTCGTGGTGGTCGAATTGAAGGCCGTGCGTGCTTTCGGTGTCTGCATGTTGCTTGACGCCGATGGCAACCAGATTGCCACCATTGAGGATCGGCTGGCGTGTCAGTGCCCGGAAGGAATGGTCAAAGATCATGATGGCATTCACCACGAGTTGTTGCGTGCGGCGAACAAACTGGAAGGCGATGGCGTCGATTCATGGACAAAATGGGCATATCGCAAATGCGTGCATGAAGCCGGCCTTGCGAAAAGGCTTGGGCAAGACGACGCGTGGGCGCGAAAGTGCAGGATGTGGTCTAGCTCTCACGGGAAAGACCGAAGGAACGCTCGTCTACGCGAGGGAGAGACAGGCAAGATGCACGGCAAGCGGCTGCGTTATTTCTCAGCTGGAAGCCGTAGCACATGGGAAGACGCGTTCAGGTGCATGACTGACCAGGCATACAACCGAATACGGCGAGCAACCAAGATGGCTGCGGACCCGTGGGATAGATGGGCTGATACGTGTGCGGGAAACCACAGAAAGAAAGCGAGTGTCAGGGATGGCAGTGACGACGAAGCAGTTGAGGGCTTTGGTGGAGAACCAGGGGTACAGGTGTGCTTTGAGTGGAATTGAGCTTGAACCGAAAGACGCAAGCCTTGACCACGTGGTGCCGGTTAGTCGTGGCGGCCTGCATCACATCGACAATGTTCAGGTCGTGCATCAAGTCATCAACTCGTGCAAGCGAACGCTGACCGGCGATCAGTTCATCAGCATGTGCCATGCGGTCGCTCGCAACCACGACGACCCGTGCGACGAAACATGGCAGTCAGCGTAGGCGTTGCCGCATCATGCGGCATTGACGCAGAATGCAACACTGTTGCAAAATGCTACGGTTCCTTCCGGCGGTTCCTGCCCTGCTGCTCCGGCAACGAACCGCCCAAAACGATCGAGTCTCTCCCGAAACGTAGGCTTTTGGTGACACTTGCCGAAACGTAAGCCAACGAAGCCGAGGCCGAAAAGCGTTCCTGTGCCGAAGAAACAGGCACCGCCGGTGGTGAAGCGTCCTCCTGGCCGTCCGCGCGGAAACCCTGATGTCGCGGCCGAGAAAAAGCGGATCGCCGACATCGAGCGGTCACGCGAGACGACCCGCAAGGGTTCCGACATCGGCGAAGTGCCGGCAGTCGTGAATCCCGAGCGTCGGGAGGCGTGCCGGCTCGATTTGGAGCGGTTTCTGGTCGAATACTTCCCGCATACCACGGGTCTTTCGCCGTTTTCCGACGATCACAAGCGGGTGATTGCACGCATTCAGGACTGCCTTTTGCGAGGCGGCCGGTTCTGCAACGCGGTCTACCGCGGGTTCGCCAAAAGCACCCTCTCTGAGAACGCTGCCATCTGGGCCACGCTGTACGGCCACCGCCGGTTCGTCGCCATCTTTGCGGCCGAGGGCGGCCTGGCCGACAAGGCGATCAACTCGGTCAAGACGGAGTTGAGCGAGAACGACTTGCTCTACGAGGACTTTCCCGAGGTCTGCCACGCCGTGCGGGCCATTGAAGGCAAGACCCAGCGTTGCAACTCGCAGACGCACCAAGGGAAACGCACCCACATCAAGTGGCAGAAGGATTCGGTGGTGTTCCCGACCATCGAAGGCAGTCTTGCGTCCGGCTCGATCGTGGCGTCGAAAGGCCTCGGCGGCTCGATTCTCGGCTTGCGGCACAAGGCAGCAGACGGCCGGCAGCTTCGGCCAGACTTCGCCATCGTTGACGACCCGCAGACTCGCGAATCTGCCAAGCATCCGGGCCAGTGCGAGACGCGGCTGGAGGTGCTACGCAAGTCGATCCTCAAGCTCGCGGGCCACAAGTCCACGATGGCTTGTGTTGTCAACGCCACGGTGATCCAGAACGGCGACATGGTTGACCAGTTGCTCGACCCAGTGAAGTCGCCAGGCTGGCAGACTGAGCGAATCCCGATGGTTCGCAAGTGGAGCGACCGTCACGAGGACTTGTGGCTCGACAAGTACGCGACGATCCGCAAGACGTTCGACCGATCGATTGTCGGCGACCAGGCACGGGCGCACCGCGAGGCCAACGAGTTCTACCTTGCGAACCAAGCGGAGATGGACCGCGGGTGCGAGGTGTCGTGGTTCCACTGCTTCGATGAGGAGCGGGAGCATTCGGCGATCCAGCACGCCTACAACTTCCTCATTGACGACGGCGAAGACGTCTTTGCGTCGGAGTGCCAGCAGCAACCGCTCGCGAACACTGCCGCCAATGCCGGCGTCACGACTGCGGACATCATGGCGGCCACGCTGAACGTGCCGCGGTGGGTGGTGCCGGCTGGCTTGGATACGCTCACGGCCTTCGTGGACGTGCAGGGCACGGCACTCTACTGGAAGGTGGTGGCGTGGGGTCAGCGGCTCCGCGGCCACGTTGTCGCCTACGGCACCTACCCGGACCAAGGGCGTGCGTTCTTCACGCTGCGTGACGTCAAGCACACGTTGCAACGTGCGGCGAACACCGAGCAGCTTGACGCGGCGATCCACGCCGGTCTTGAGGCGGTCGCTACGCTGCTGATGGATCGCGTCTACGAGCGGGAGAGCGACGAAACCGAGATGCGGGTGCGGCAGTTGTTCATCGACTGCAACTGGGCACAGTCGGCCTCGGTGGTGCGTGCGTTCTGCCGCCGGTCGAAGTGGGGCCAGCAGATCATCCCGACGCATGGCCGGCACGTAGGTGCGAGGCGACGGTCACTCAGCGACGGCAAGCCGGCGGCCGGCGAGCGAAGCGGCGTGTCGTGGGTAACGGCCACGTACGAGAAGCAGCGGCACGTGCTGTTCGATACCAACTTCTGGAAGAACTTTGTGGCTGGTCGCATCAAGCTGCCGCAAGGCGACCCGCAAGGTATCACGGTCCATGCGGGCCAGCATCCGATGCTGTGCGAGCAATGGACGGCCGAGTACCCGCAACGCATCGTGAACGAGTCAGCCGGCCGCGAGGTTGATGAATGGTCGCAGATCCCCGGCCGTGACAATCACTTTTGGGACTGCATCACCGGTGCCGCGGTTGCTGCGTCGTACCTTGGGTTGTCCGATGTTGGTGCCGAAGTCGCCCCGCCGCCGCGGCGCGTTGCGGTGAGTGCGGAGGAGGCGCGGCGACGTCGCGAGGAGATCATGCGGCGGTTCGGATAGCGTCTGTCGGCCGGGAGGTCACGTGGACACCGGTACACTGAACGGTAGGAAGGCGATGCACGCTTTCCGTGCCGTAGGTGCTGCCGGATGGCCGACAACGACGACGTTCTCGACGCGATCGCTGACAACCTGGCGCAGCCGAAGCGGGCGCGTACGGATGCCGGCGAAGTTGAGCAGCACGACCTCGACAAACAGGTTGCGGCAGCCAAGTTCGTCATCGACGGGCGGGCCGCTTCAGCCTCCGCATTCGGCGGGCTGCGATTCGCTCGCGTCGAGGCTCCGGGGGCCGCCGACTGATGGGCCTTCTCGGCATGTTCAACCGTGGCCCCAGCAAGTCGCAACTCGCGGCCACGGTCGAGGTGCAGAACGCCACGATCCAGAGCCTCGTGCGGGCCTCGTTTGACGCTGCCAAGACGCACGAGAACAACCAGCGGCACTGGGCCGCCGCTGACGGCTTCTCAGCCGATGCGGCGTTGTCGCCTGCCGTGCGGACGAAGATTCGCAACCGGGCACGCTACGAGATTGCCAACAACTCGTATGCCGCCGGCATGGCTTCGACCTGGGCGCGTGACATGGTTGGCACCGGGCCGCGGTTGCAGCTTGACCTCGGGCCGGACGTCAACCCGCGGAAGACGCGGCAAGTCGAGACGGCATTCTTCGATTGGACCGTCGAATGCGACCTTGCTCAGAAGCTCCGCTTGAGCAAGCAGGCCAAAATCGGTTCCGGCGAGGTGTTCGGCCTCAAGACCAACAACCGCCGGTTCCGCAAGGTGCAACTCGACGTCAAGTTGCTTGAGGCGGATCAGGTCTATTCGCCGCTCGGCACGATCGAGCTGCCGAATGAGGTGGACGGCATCCGGTTCGACGACGACGGCAACCCGGTGTCGTACTGGGTTGCCAAGTACCATCCCGGCTCATCGTTCTCCGGCTGGGGCCAGGACGGCGAGTGGTTGCCGTCTGAGCAAGTGCTGCACTGGTTCCACGCCACCCGACCGGGCCAGAGCCGCGGCGTGCCGGAGATCACGCCGGCTCTCGAACTGTTCGCCATGCTGCGGCGTTACACGCTCGCCGTGGTGAGTGCTGCCGAGACCGCCGCGTGCTTCGCGGCGATCCTCAAGACAACGATGCCGGCGGACTCGTCCGGTGCCAAGACGCTCGACCTTTTCGAGACGATGCCGATTGTCCGCAACATGGCGATCGCCGCTCCTGACGGGTGGGAACCCGTGCAGATGAAGGCGGAGCAACCGACCAGCAACCATGACCAGTTCGTGCGGCGGATTCTCAATGAAATCGCTCGCTGCCTGGACATGCCATACATCGTCGCGGCGATGGATTCGTCGTCTGCGAACTACTCCTCGATGCGTGGCGACTATCAGGTTTACCGTAAGGCGATCGGCGTGGAGCGGTCGGACGTCGAGCGTATCTGGCTCGATCCGCTGTTCTACGCCTGGCTGGACGAAGCAACGCTCATCAACGGCGTGATCCCTCGCGGCCTGCCTCCGTTCGCGGAGTGGAACTGGTCGTGGACGTGGGACGGCTTCGAGCATGTCGATCCCAAGAAGGAAGCCGAGGCGGACGCACTGATGGTCGCCGGCAACATGACCACGCTCGCGGACGTCTGTGGCCGGCGTGGCAAGGATTGGCGGCTCGTGCTGCGGCAGCGTGCCGCTGAGAAGGCACTGATGGAAGAACTCGGCCTTGACGAGTCGGACGTTGCCGTACCCGTCGCTGCTGACCCGGAGGACGCATGAGCAAGAAGAACTACAAGCTGAATCTCTCGGCCGACCTTGCTTTCGCTGCTGGCGATGGCGAGCGGCAGCC